CACGAGCGACACCCGGCTGTTCTCTTTGGTCTTCATCCCGGTTTCTTCGTGCAGGATCGCAAGTAGGGGGCGGTAGATCAAATCATACAGGTGGAATTCTATCTCTTTCTGGACGGCGTCCGACCACGAATCTTTGCAGTCGATCGGCTTGAGGCGTTTAAGCATCGGGGCTCACCTCAAACACGCTTATGCGCCCGGCGACGTTAAGTGAGAAATAGAATCTTCCATCGTACTCGCCTAAAAAGTGGACGGTTGCCTCGATGTAGAGCTCTTTGGGTGCCACGGCTCACTCTCCCTTTTTGGGCGGCTTCGCGGGCTCCTGCGGCATATCGGTTGTCATGGAGCTCATCGGCACCTCCGGCTCCCTGGTCCCCTTGCTCACCTCTGTCTCCATCGTGAACACTTCCTCTTTCTTGAGGGCTTCGGCGTATTCCTTGGCGGTGAGCATCCCCTGGCTGTAGAGGGCGGACAGGCGGTTGAACTTGGATTGCTTGAGGTTTTCTTCCTCGACGCTGGACAGCACGCGCAGGGCCTTGTACTTGAACGAAACGTCCGGCTCGTACCCGAAGAGCTGGCGGCAGGCCATCGGCAGGATCTCGTTTATGATCTCGGTTGCTTTCGCCCGGATCTCTGATTCAACGATGCTGTTATAATTCTCGATGTCGTCTTCCCCTGAGTTGAACCCGGCGGCGGAGATCCCGAAGAGCTTTGTCATCGGCATCTTGAAGCTCGCGGCCATCCCGATTCGGTTCTGGTTCAAGATCTCCGGCAGACCGCTGAAGCTCACCTGCTTCTGCTCGTACTCGTCCTCTTTGTCCAGGATGAGCGCATTGTGGTAGTTCTTGCCCATCGTCGCGATCTCGAGGCGGCGCTTGATCAGCTCCGGCGCTCCACCTGCCAGCAAGCTGGCGTTGTAGTCCTGGATGCGCCAGACGTCGGTCTTCACTTCGTCGATCAGCTCGTACACGGCGTCCTCGTTTTTCAGGAAGGCTTGGAGCGGTCGGATCATTCGTTCCACGTCGCTCATGCCCCATCCCTGGAGGCGCTGTCTCAAAAAGGAGGGAGCTTCTTTACCCTGAATCTTCACGACCCGGCTCTTATGTATTTTTTGCCCGTAGTAGTTGTACGGGCATTCAGTTTTGTCTTCCTGGGTGAAGTTTAGGAGAAGCTCCCAACGGTCGGCGTCAATAAAAGCAAGAGGCGAATCCTGCGAGATGCCCTCCCTGTTCAGCTCTGTTTCTGGATCTTGGTCTGTGTTGATAATCAGCCCGGCCCCGCCAAAAAGCGCGGCCCATTTCATGACGCGCTTGACTGCCGGGAGCACGAACGAGTCCATGTATTCCTTGAGCCGGGTAACGTCCTCCCCGTCGAGCTCGTCACTCTCAATGATCAAACCGCCCCTGAACGCGTCCTCCACGGGCTGGTCGATCACGGTCTGAAGCGGGCCGTGCGTTGAATAGGCGTAAGTCAGAATGATGCGGTTTAAGGTCAGCAGGCTGTAAGAATTGTCATAAGTGAGCTGGTACGGGCTCGACAGCGGAGCGCCGCCCATCATGCCGCCGCCGAAGATCGAGGACAGCAGGTCGTTTGAAGGGGGAAGCGTCGGGGCCTCGTTCTTGCGCTGGCCGTGCGATTTCTTGGCGTTGTGGATCTTGCGGAGCTGTGCTTTGGTAAGCTGAACTTTTTTCATTGGTTACCCCAGGGCTTGGAAGATTGAAACCTTTTGTTTGGTGTAGTCCTCGAGAGCGTAGCGGCAGTTATGAACAAGGATGCCGTTGGCGAAAAACTCAGGCTTGTCTTTTACGGTGAGATCGAAAACTTCAGCTTCTTTTTCGGCGAGCACGGAGACGGTTAGCACACGATCTGCCACAAGTCTCGACCTTCTTGAATTTGTTGAACTGGATGATTTTTCCGCATACGGCGCAGTTGGCGATAATGTCGTCGATTCTGTTCCACCGACGCCATTTTGATTTACATCCATTCGAGCAAAACCGAGATCTAAGCCCCGTCCAGACGGTGTAAGTTTTATGGCACTGTTCGCATTCCCGTTGATGTACGGGTCTTGTCTTTGCAATTTTGACAGCGTGTTTGCTGTGCCACTCGCGCCCCTCTTTGCTTCCGTGCCACTTCGCGGCAAGGTGTCGCACTTTGTTGAGGCTTCGCCTTGATGCCTCTTTGCTTTTCTCGGTTGCCCCATGCCATCGGTGGTGCTTTCCTGTTTCGATGCACTCAAGGTTCGAGATATCGTTGTTGAGGGCATTCCCGTCCTTGTGATGGATTTGGTGCCCTTTAGGCGCTGGTCCGTTTTTTGCTTCCCATATTGCTCGGTGAAGGCTAAATCCTCCGCTTCGCCGGAAGTACATTTTTTCAGCCCACTTGTCTGACTGTGGGTATCGCCTGTAGGTGTAACCTCCAAAAACGATCTTTTCGCACTTTTGCATGGTTCCTCCGATACGGTTAATAGTTCATGTCCGTATCTTACCGCATCAGCGCGAATAAAGCCAGCGCTTGTAAAGATTTTATGATCCGGCGTGCAAAAAACGACCTTGCCAGATTCCGTTTCAATCTTCAGCATTTCAGCATTCTTGCGCGAGATTCCACTCCAAAGAACGGGCTTGAATCCTACGCGGGTCATAACCTTATCGCCGATCTTGACGTCTTTGATGGCTTTATCCCCTTGCTCGGTTAGAATCATCGTGTCCCCTTTAAGGCAGGCGTCGGGGGCGTGGTCGAATCCCTCGGCGGGCACGGGCAGAATAAGTCCCGTGATCTTGTCGCGCTTCCACTTGTAATTCTCAAAGTCGCCTTTCGTCCCCGTGCACCGGGGGTGGATGATGATCTGTTTGAATCCCCGCAAGAACTGGATTCCGTCTTCGACCGAGCCCTTGCCTTTTTCCGCTCCGACGATGTTGAATCCGCGCCGCCTTAAATAACTGATCGTGTCCGGCCTGGCGCTGTCCGCTTTGATTCGCCACTTCCGGCTCCCAGGCACCGCCTCGAAGAACTTCTCGAGCTCGTCGATCTCCACGCCGTGCCCGTATGCTTCGTGATCGATGTAAAGCGTATTGTCCCGGATGAACATTCGCACGAGGCACGACGGGTCGGAGCTGAACCCGAAGTCCGCGCCAAACATGAACTGCACACCGTCGCTTGGCGTTTCAAATGCTTCTACAGTAAATTTACCACGCAGGATGAGGGCTTCCGCGTAGGTCTTGCATTTGCCGAGCCAGATGTGCTCGTACGCCTCGTAGTCGACGGATTTGCAGTATTCCATCTCCTGGCGCAGGACCTTCGGAAACCAGGGGTTATCGGCGTAGGTGGAAAAAATCACGTTGCTGTCCGGCGGCGGCTTGAGGTGGAAGCGCTGGTATGTCGCGCCATTCTCATCGTCCGGGTTGTAGCTGATGTAAAACTGCGAGCCCTCGGTGCGGATCGTGGGGATTAGGATCTCCCAGGAGTTGGTGCTCACCTTCTCCGCTTCTTCGACCCATACGCGAGTCACGCCTTCGATCGATTTCACTTCCTGGACGTTGTTGTGGAGGCCCTTGAAGATGAATTCCGAGCCCGCGACGCTCGTGATCGAGTCGCGCTGGACCACAAAGCATTGATTCAGCTTCAGGGCGTCGATCTGGTCCACAAGAACACGGTGCACGCTGTCCCGGATGGATGATTGGTATTCTCGGGTGCACAGGACCCGTTGCTTTGATCCTGCGGCCTCCGTGATCAGTTTCCGGGCAATAGTCCAGCTTGCTCCGCGCCCGCGCCCGCCTTCCCCGACGTTGTACCGCTTGGGGGTCTTGAAGAACGGCTCGAATACCGCCGGGTAATCAATTTCCATCGGGAGCCGTGCTTTCCTGCACCGCTGGCCGGACGGGGTTGAAGTTCATGACGGGAGGAAGGAACGGGACGCCGTCGGCCCCGGTCATCTCGGTCTTCTGGGGGACCTTGCCGATGATCCGCTCGAGCATCTTGTCCAGGGCCCAGAAATCCCCCTTTTTCATGCTTTCCTTGAGGGCGCACCCGACGACCATGTCCAGCGTGGAAATATGCTGATCGCTCATGAACATGGCGAGCTCCTTGACGCTCATGCGCATGAGCTTGCAAAGCGACCGGGCCAATTCCTCCTTCGTGTATTTTTTGAGCTCTGGCGGTGCTTCTGGCGGCCTTCCTGGGCCTCCTGGGTTCCCTGCCTTAAATCTCGTTTCTTCTCCCGCCATTTCCGTTTTCTCCCGTTTTTTATGCCGTTATCTTCAGTTTACCTTCTCGGCCTGGCTGCCCGTGAACTTCTCCCATCGTTCCCGGATAACATCCACGTATTTGGGGTCCAGTTCCATAGTTCTGGCGCGGCGATTCAAAACCTCGCAGGCGAGCAGGGTTGAGCCGGAGCCGCCGAAGAGATCAAGCACGACGTCCTCGCGCCTGGATGAATTGACCAGCGCCTTCTTGATCAGCTCCACAGGCTTCTGCGTCGGGTGCTTATATTTCGAGTCCCGCTTAAACTTCCAGACGGTGCTTTCCCCGCTCTGATCCTTCACCAAGATCTCGCGGGCCACTTTCAGAAGTTCCTCGTCTGACGGAGCGTGACCCCAAACGGTCATTTCGCTGTGCCCTCCGAAAAACTCCACCTTCCCGTTTTTCTTGCAGGCGTAAAACATGGGCTCGTGTTGCCAATGGTAATCGGCCCACCCAAACACGCGGAGCGGCTTTACCCATACAATCTGCTGTTTGATGTGGTACCCGGTCGCTTCCAGCGCGTTGTGGAATTCCCGGTGCGTCATCGAGGCATAACAGCAATACATCGCGGCGCTGTCCTTCATGTTCTCTGAATAGGCCGTGAAGGCTTTCGTCAAGAAATCGAGGAACGCCGAACTGCTCATGTTGTCGTTCTGGATCGTATTCGACGTTTCTTTCCCGGCGCCTTCGTAGTTGACGTTGTACGGCGGATCGGTGAAAACCATGTCTGCCTGGTCCCCGGCCATCAGCTTTGCGACGTCTTCGATGTTCGTGCTGTCCCCGCACATGAGGCGGTGCTCCCCGAGCTGGTAAATGTCCCCGAGCTTTGATTTGGGCACCTCCGGCGCGTCCGGCACGTCGTCCTCATCCCCACCCTTGAGGTCAAAGATTCGATCCAGCTCTTTGGACGAAAACCCGATATCCTTCAGCAGGTTCTCGTCAAAGGCCGCGAGCGCGTCAAAGTCCCATTCCCCGGTGTTCTTGTTCGACCTGATCAGGTATTCCCGTTCTTCCTCCGGCGTCAGCAGGCGGTTCGGGACCCTGATGTCGATTATTTCCTGCCCGCGCCCGAGCACCTGCATGATCCGCATTCTCATGTGCCCGGCGAGAATGGTCCCGTTCAGGTTCGCCGCCGGGATCTCCACGAGGTTGAACTTCTCGAGGCTTGCCTTCAGTTGCGCGGCCTGCGCGTCGGTCATCTGACGCGGGTTTCCCTCAAACGGTATCAGGTCGTTGATCTTGATTTGGGTGGTTTGCCAGCTCAGTCTCTCGTCCATTGTCTGCTACCTTTCGTTTTTGTTTTTGTCCGATGCGTAGGCGTTCCGGCATCAGGCTATTGAATAACTCGACAAGAGCTTCTTTTCTCATATTGAAAAATGGGGACATTCGACCAGCGTTTTATCTCTGACCTTAACGTCTTTGCTTCCAGCCATGCACCACGCTCCGAACTTCAGTTGCACGTAATGCCACATCCCATCTTGAGGCACGTACTTCTTGAATACGATCTCGATCCTGTCCGTATAAATAAATTGCTTTTGAATCTGAGCTCTTTGATCCAGCTTGTCGATGAGCCACACAAGAAATCTAATGATTCTTTTTTTCACAGATCCTCCATTGCTATCAATTTGTCGCGGCGTATCCTGTGGAGATCGTTCACGACGTCGGTTATCATCACTTGCTCGAAGTTCTGCTTTTGAAGGGCAAGATACTTTTTCAGCATTTCGCCCAAGGTGAAACGCTTCGATCTGGCCATTAGACCTCCGTTAGAACTTCTTCTTTTTTGATTTTGCCCAGCGCCATAATCTGCCGCAGTTTCATCATCGCGGTCTTCTCAATACGCCGGACCATCCCGCGAGACAGCCCGACGATTCGCGCCATCTGTTCCGTGGTTCGCTCCGCACCTCCGTCAAACCCGAACCGAAGGGAGATCACGGTGCGCTCGATCTCTTTCAGGAATACAAACGCCTCCGCGATGAGCTCCTGGTTCTCTGATTCCGCGACGTTTTTTAAAGCACGGTTATTCGCCCCTTGGATCTCCGTTTTTTGCTCTCCGTATTTTTCAGAAGCATCGAGCTCAAAATATCCAGAAACAGCTCGGAAAGCGTCGCGGATCTGCGGTTTTTGCTCGTCCATCACGATCGGGAGGTTTTCCTTGTGCTTCTTCGCCAGCTTGTTCAGGCGCTCGTATGCCCCGACCGACACCCGGACCGTCTTGAATCCCTCGTTGCAATGCGCCCGGCTGATGAACTTGTAGATCCAAAACACGGCATAGGTCGAGAACTTGCACCCCTTTTTCTCTTTGAAGCGGATCGCGGCCTGGTACAGCCCTTTCATGCCTTCCTGGTAATAATCCCCTCGCGGGCCGTTATCCATCACCTCGGCCCGATCGTTCCTGTTCAGCCACGAGCATCTTTTTTCCAGAACCATTCCAACAAGTCCTTTGTTCTCTATAGCTTTTTTCCACGCTTCCTGGGGGGTGTGCATCGAGTGTTTTCCTTTGCGATGGTTAAAGGTGGATGAGATCGTCCGCCACGTTTTCCTTCGCAAGCCACGCAATCTTCACGGGCCGCCTGAAACAGCCTTGTATCAGTTTTTGCGCGTTATCGATGCCGAGCTCCGCATTCTCGGGCAGGCCCTGGATCTTTTCGGAATGCCACGGCAGGACCCGCTTTTCTATGGCACTTCGCTCCTGTGTCTTGTCGCTCTCAAGGATCATCGAAATGACCCGCTTCGCTTCTCCCGCTGATTCGACGAGAAGGACGCGGCGGTCGCCGGAAAGAAGCCAGCCGATCGCGTCCATGGTCTTCCCGGCCTGGGGCAGGCCGATCGTGTATCTCATGATGGGGTTCCTTCCTGGGATTTGGGCTTCAGCGTAGCGGTCGCGTTCGGTATGATCTTGGTCTGGACGCCAAACGTTGACCCCATGATTCCGCGAATCACCATCAGCCAATAAACGGGAAGCCACCATTTGATCCTGAATTCCCACAGAAGGCAGTCCCGCTTCTCGTCCAGCTTGAGCGAGACGGTCTGGATATACGGCAGGTCAATCTTCGGCTGTGCCTTCTTCTGCGCGGCTTTCCCCATGTCACACCTTCCTTTCGACGAGGCAGGCGTTCTTCTCGCTGTTAAAAAACGTTTTCACTCCGTCCAGCTCGGCGCTGAAGTGCGGGCACCTGAAAATCACGCGGTCCCCGACCTGGATATGCTTCACTTCCGGCCCGATCTCGGTCACTCGGAACTGGTCATTCTTTACCCTGGCCTCGGTCTGCGCGTCCGGCATCACGATCAGGCTTTTCTTGTCCTCGATGAATTCCAAAATTACATGGTCGAATAAAGGGATAATCTTTTTCATTTCGTTCTCCTATTGGGGTTGTTATTCATCTTCAAGCTGTATGGTGAATTTCTTGTGCTCGTACCCACCTTCAAAAACTCGGTATTTGATGTGCGGGTATTGGATCTGAAATATTTTCATCTTGAGGTTCCACACGGCGGTCATGGTCACCGCGCTCTTAATCTCGTGCGCCTCGGTCCTTCCGTCCGGCAGGGTGACCGTGAAGTCCGGTACGATCTCGCAGACCAGCTTTCCGTCGACGTTCAGCTCGTACCAGCGCTCGTACTCCCAATCCTTCACGCGCTTGGCCTGCCATTCGGAAAGAAGCCAGAGCGCATGGTTAAACTCGAGCTTTGAGCGAAGGCTCTTTCCCTTCGTGAAGCGGTCGAGCATCTTGGTGGACGGGACCGCCGTGTTTCCGTATTTGGTGCGGGTGCGGTGGATCATTTCAGGAGCTCCGGGTGCTCATACTCGTTCCCGATCACTTCGCATTGGTCGAGCTCGTGAGTCGTCCACACAAATCCGGCGCCGAATCCGTTACCGCAGGATTGCTCTATTTCGCGGTCCCACACGACGCGCTCCACAACGGGACGATCAAAGGCGTCAATCCCTGCGATGATGTCGCCCTCGTAGATCTCTTTCCCGTTCCTGTCCTTGAGTCCTGTGAATTGCATCAGCTCGATGTTCTCACCGTGGACTAAGCACTCATTGAAGAGACGGGGTGCCCGCTGAACCATAACCGTTAAGCCTAGACCTTCGTCCCCGAAGCTAATCTCTCTCGGAGAAAACATTTTTTTGTTGATCTTGTCCCATGCCCTGAATTTGATCATCCTCATTTTTTCTTCCCCTTCCTTTTCCCGTTGAATGGCGCGACGCGGTAGCTCTTGAGAAATGCTTTCCTCGCGGCCTTGAGTTGTTTTGCGGTCATAACGGCCTCACGTAGTTGCCGTACTTCATGCGCGGCGCGTCGGTCATACGCTCCCAGGTTTCTGTCAGAAGCGCGGCATCGACAGCTCCGAGATCCAGCCCAGCGTTGATACGGGGCCGGACCTTTATCAGGATGTGCTCGGTCTTGAAGTCGAGCGGTTTCCGACGCTTCGCTATCCGGGCGTCGATTTCTCGAAGCATGAACTGCGAGGCGTCGGGCTTCACGCCATCACCTTTTGTTTTTTGTTGGCGGTACGGTCCGTCTTGAGTGGCATCAAGGCTCCGATCTCATGTCCGCTATCGATGGGCCGGACGATGATCACGGTCGCCTCGTCGCGGATCTCGAGC